TAGTACGGGCTCTTTGTTCTTGTTGTTTAACTACTTCTCTAAACGCTAATCCTTGGTTAGCTCGTGCCCACTGTTCTAAATCAGTGCCGCGAACACCAAGCTGATCAATAACTCCCTCAATATTTGCTTTTCCTACTTGTTGCTGTTTTCCGTAGAAATCAGACAACTTCATTGAGCCGGGGGCGGCATATTGTTGAATCTGTTCAGTCAATGCTGATCGACCCCCATCCCCAGGCGTAACAATACGAGTTTGGGAAACAGGATCAGTGTATTGAGCCATGTCTGCCGTAAAAGCTGGATTTTTAAAAGCTAATGCAACTGCAGGGTCCATTACACCAGGATCCGTTACGACATTCTCTACGTAAGGAGTTTCAGTTCCTCCTATTCCTCCCGCACCTGGCATTGGAATAGCTGAAGTACTCTTTCCAGGCTCGGTAAACGCACGAGTTATTAGTCCTCCTCCAACACCTCCTCCAATACCAGCAGCAATTAAAGCCTTTAAATTTACACCGCCACCAGCAGGCATAGCGTCTAAAGTACGTCCTACAGCGCTCGCCATTTCCCGTGGCAGAACATTTACATCCACGGGTTGAAAGTCATCCGCCATACCGGGTCGACGCATAACATCCCCTCCTCTAGGAGGCATTTCTAAATCAATCCGAGGAGAACCTTCGGGCGTGTAATAACGTCTACCTGCTTCTCCTACTTGTTCATAAGCGTTTACAGGACGACCAAGAGGTCCTCCTCGAAGAGCAGGTTCGGGCCTTGGGTCTAAAATACCGGGACGCCCTATAATTTGCGGTTCTTGGGAACGTCTTAAGAAAGCGGGAGATACCGCAGTACCTGGAACTTGAGGCGGACCAAAATCTGCCGCACCCATTCCAGGAGAAGTGACTGTTCCACGATAACCTTCTAAGGGTTCCCCGGCCCGCATACGCTCATAAAAATTTGGAGCTACTCCTTGTACTTGAGGACCTCCAGTTAGAGGAAGAGCTCCTCCTGTTTCGCGAAATTGGGGTACTAAAGCGCCTCCCATTCTAGGAATTTCTAATTGTTCGGGAGAAACACCTACATTTCGTGAACGAAGAATGTCTGCAGCGCGAGGATCAAACATAGCCCGATTTTCAGGCATTGCTCGAACTTCTGGAGACACAGTAGGTGATACAAGTCGGCCTCGGTCACCACGGAAGGTTAAAGGTATTCTTAATTGGTCTCCTACTTTATCTGCAAAAGGTTCGGCTCTACGGATAGCTCTGGCAGCAGGTTTAACCCCCGCCATATCCATAATCCCCATTAGAACTGTACCTAAATTTTGTATGGCCTTTGTATTCCGATCTGCCATGTTTCTAGCCCTTAAAAACGTGCTATATCATCTTAACTATAACGCTTACCGCCATTTTGTGTAAAAGTAGATTCTATCTGCTCTAGCCGTGTCAGGAGGACCTGGAATTGCTTGTATAAATTCAGCTCCACTGCGCTCATATCTGTATCTTGCTGTTACAGGATCCTTATAGTTGGGAACGTAAAGCATGTGAGCTAAACGATCACACTCGAACATGTAGTTTTCTCGCCATACACGAGTAACTTCTCTTTTATCTTGTACGTTAATAGACCTGCTAACATCACCAAGAATTGTCTCTTGCCTGTTTGTGGCTCGTCCTGTTGCCAACTCCGTTAAACGTTCAGCTTCTTCACATCTCTCAACTTGTTGGACAATTTTGTCGAAATAAAACTCACTTGGAACACTATTACAAGCTTCTAGTAATCTAGCGTAATCTCCCGCAGGTACAGTAGCAATATTGTATCCTAAGTGATACGATACTCTACTAAAGTTAAAATCATCTAATTTATAACCAAAAACCTGGGCAGGATTTCTACTAAATTGATTTATTGCAGCATAAATTATTTCTCGTTTGGTCGCATCCGTTGTTGTCGCGTTAAAGACAACACCTTGTTGACTTAAATATGACTGGATCTGTTCTAGTTCTTGTTGGGTAAGTTGGGCCACAGAATTAGATAACTACGTCACCCTATTCTAGTTCACTCAACGTAACAAACCCCATCTTCCAAAACTGCATCCCAATCCACACGAGAAATTGATTTTAATTGTTCAAGTTTTGTAAATCGCTCTCCAGGCAGCGACTGTTGAAGCTCTTTAATCTCAATTGCCGTCTTCATCCCCACGCCTTTAAGAATTTGAGTCAGTCGTTGGGGAGTGGCGCTGTTGATGTTGACCCGAAACTCCGTGGGGACCTCAGGTTTTACAATCTGGCGTCCTCCTCGTCGTTTTAGTGCGGGTTTTTCACTTATTTCTAAAACTGTACCTTCTCCTGCTTCCTTTATTTGCCCTTTGTGAGCAAAAAACACTTTACCGGTAGTGTTAGAGCGCACCATGTAGTACTCTCCCTCGTCGTGGAGACTTAAGATCTCGACATCTACTCCGCTGGGTAGATAAACCGCTTTACTCGCTGTGGAAACAGTCATTATGCTGACTTAAGATCTCCCTATTTTATAGCAAATTACTAGAATGAGAGGAGCATTTGTTAAAAAATGGATTTTCTTCAAGCGTTGCGTAATGTAGGAGCAAATATACCTCGTCCTATTCAAAAAGTAATAAAAGCAGTTCCTTTCGTAGGCGATGTAATAAATGTAGGTGGAGCTTTTTTAGACCCTAAAGAAAATTTAAAGAAAAATGCTCTTGACGCACTGCTTGTAGGGGGCGGGGGAGCTTTAACTTCTGCTGCTACTGCAGGTATTGATGCTGTACCCGCCTTAGCAAATCTTGTTGTCAGCAATATACCTAGAAAAAACTTCCCCACAGATATTAGAAAAACATTAAACGACGCAGAGTATGCGTTACATCATGCGGACGTTGCAAACTGGTTACAGTCAGGGGCGGATCAGCTTTATTACAGAAAAACATTTGGAGTGAGCCCTGACGCTCGCGACAAAAACTTAGCGGCTTATTTAAATCCAGCAGTACTCAGGGATGCACAAAAAATACAGCAAGTAGCACAACCAGCGCCCACGGAAACCAACACGGGCAGCGACGCTCCAAAACAACCTAATACAGGGACTGTTGGAGGAAACTACACTACTAATGAATCAGCACCCTTAAAGGGAGACACTAGCCAAAAACTACCAGGGTCCTATCCCCAAATAAGATTTGCAGTAACACCAGATAATGTCGATCAAATAACGGAAGTAACAGAACTTCTTCGAGTTATAAAAAGTATGGAAGCCTTTAACAAAAATTACGCGGCTCCCGCTTTAAATTAAAAAGCCTCCCCCGAAGGAGAGGCTAAGTCCACCACAGACCCACTTGATTCTATCAGGCAGGAACAGTGCTGGTATAAATGCTGGATTCCACAACACCAGCAGGTTGGAGAACGATGTCATCCCGTTGAGGAGCTTCATCGGCCACCATCCAACACACTTCACAGATACCAAGAGCTTTGTTTTTACCGCTTAAACGGTTAGAACCAGCACGAGGATCGTAAATACCTGAACCTTGAGCCAAACCAGAAGCAACGTTGCCTCCGAGGTTGACTACAGTGGACAGTTTGTACGTGGTATCAGAGTTTACCCTTGCAAGAAGGTTAGAATTCCACGCGTTGTTGGTGTTAAACGTGCCGTTAGTAATACGGCTGCTGCTACCAGCCAGGGTTACAAAGAACCCGGAGGGACCAGGGGTTGTGCTAACGCCAACACCTAGAGCAGGGCCAAGACCCAAAGTAGGAGTAGCGCTTGCACCAGCCACGCCGCTGCTCACTAGGTCACCGCCGTCAACACGGAGGGCCAAACGATAAATATATGCGCCAGAAGGCACAATAATACCGTCAGTGATGTCAGCACGAACGTCCTTGTGATAATCCGGTGAAGGAATAATAACGTTGGCGTTCAAGAAAGGCTGGTTAGTGCTGTTTTGACCTGACCCATAAGGGTTGGTGTAATACTCCAACTGATTGGTAGTACCACCAGCTTGATAAGAGAGGTCTACATAACCGATAGCCTGTTGGGCAATCCAACCAGGCTTGAACACAACTCCAACAGGACCACCAACAGGTTGGTTAGTAAGAGTAGTGCTTGTCTCGTTAGCGTTGTTGTAAACAACAGACGTGGGCTTGTGCCAGTAACGAAGAACGTTAGTGTAGTTTCCAGGATAGATTTTGGAAACTTGAAGCTGAAGGGGATTAATTGCCATGGTTTATTCCTCCTTAAACGTTAAAGGAATAAGCAATAGTGGCGAAGTCAGCGTTCAGAAGTTCAAAACCTGCGTACAGGCTCCAAATCATCATGATAAAACGGCTGAAATCGTCATTATTGTTTAACAACACCTGAGCGTTGTTACCACCGATACCCACGCCTACGGACTGAGGGCCGAAGAACATTCCGATAGCCGAATCATAGGTAGTAGAACTACCAGCGATGGTGGCTGAAGCGGATTGTGTAGGCATGTTCGTGGACTCGAAGAAGCGAACTCCTTCAAACACGAAACCAGTAGGCATGATGGGTTCGCCAGCCACAAAAGTAGCTTGGCCAAAACCTTGGCCCATGTAGATAGCAGCATTAGGCTGCATAGCTGACATGAGTGGGTTGATCTGACCGTTACCGGGGTAGCGAGCCACCTCACGGAAGTCAGAGTTTTGACGCAAGTGCATCAGGAAAGTAGGATCGCAAACACAGCGATAGAAACCATCCTGATAAGTAGGAACGTTACGCTTACGCAGGCTCTTAACCACGCGAAGCAAATCGTCCTTAACGTCAAACTTAGCTTGCTCAGCATTGGTGTAGGTAAGGCCACCAACAGTAAGATTACCGGGGTAGTAGTAACCGCCCTGGGTATCAGAAGATTGGCCTTTGGACACAGCTTTCAGGAGTTCGTTGATGAACACCCGATCACGCCAACGACGATAGTCGTCGAGAAGTGTCAAAGAACCAATGGATTGGTGGAAACCGGTGAGATTACCTGTATCCAGCAGCAAACGCTGGGCAGTAATCAGAGTTTCGCGAGCAATCTTGAAAGTGCTGGCTTGAGTCGGATCGCTAGGGTCCGCAGGGCCGGTGTACTCCTTAAGAGTAACCAATACTTTGTCCTTCACGATGTTACGACTTGAAGCCGTACCGATTGTCTGCTCAGCGGTGCGCTCCCTTGACTCCTTAGAGCCGGGATTGCCCCAGAACCTGTAACGATCAAGCTGCACAGTCTGGCCTGGTTGCTTACTGAAGTCATGAACGACTACAGGTTCAGCAGCCATCTCTACAACATAGGCCGGGTGGGGCCTGTAGAGTTCAGCGCCGAGCAGCTTGGGAAAATCATTATCGACAAACATTGTCGATGATCTCCAAAAGCAACTACATTATTAGTTTAACCCTATAAAGTTAGAATAAGCACAAACAAGTCGCATTCATAGCGTTAAACATTTTTTTGATTACTCGAATTTACCGTCGGTGAATAATGACGAATAAGGCCACGCACTCCTTCAGGTGCAAAACCATAGATAGACGCATAGTTAGA